TTTTCTTTGGCCGCAGCGCGGATGCAATGCGGTGCCTTGGGCGGATGCCCGCACATTGGTCGGATGACCAGAAAGCGAAACGATGAAACTGAAACTTGATGCTGACGGCCATGTGGTCGTGCAGGACGGTAAGCCCGTGTACGTGCATGACGATGGCAAGGAAGTGGCGTTCGACGCTGCCGGCACTGTCCAGACCATCTCGCGCCTGAACGCTGAGGCCAAGTCGCACCGCGAGCGTGCAGAAGCCGCCGAGGGCAAGTACAAGCCGTTCGAAGGCATCGAGGATGCAGCGGCCGCACGCAAGGCGCTCGAAACTGTCAAGAACCTCGACGCGAAGAAGCTGATCGACGCCGGCGAGGTGGAAACCGTCAAGGCCGAGATCACCAAGGCATTCCAGACGCAGATCGACCAAGTCACTACCAAGGCCAAGACGCTGGAAGAAGCGCTGTACGCCGAGAAGATTGGCGGAGCCTTTGCCCGTTCGCCCCTGATCGTGGGCGACAAGGCCAAGCTGGCGATCCCCGCCGACCTGGTGCAAGCGCGCTTCGGTAGCGCCTTCAAGATCGAGGACGGCAAGGTTGTCGCATACGACAGCCAGGGCCAGAAGATTTACAGCCGCTCCCGCCCGGGTGAACTCGCCGACTTCGATGAGGCACTCGATGTGCTGGTTGATCTGTACCCGCACAAGGATTCGATCCTCAAGGGATCGGGCGCATCGGGTGGTGGCGCAGGTACGGGCGGTGGTGGCGGTGGTGGTCAACCGAAGGGCAACTTCGGCGGCGACAAGAAAGAGCGCGCGGCAGCGATCGCCAGCCGCTTTCCCGACCTTCCCAAGAACTGAATTCAGCCCGTAACCAGGGCGAGTAATTGCCGGCTATCTCGGATGAGGGCGGCGCGCTGAGGTGGATGCCTCAATCAATCCCACGTAGACAACACTTTGCGATAAGGAAACATCATGTCCCTCTCCCAGATGCAAGTATTCAATCAGTACATCATGCCGGCGACCATCGAGACGCTGGCTCAGATGGTCGACAAGTTCAACGAAGCCTCGAACGGCTCGATCCGTCTGACCACCGAAGGCTTCGACGGCGACTTCCTGCAGGAATCGTTCTTCGCTGCCGTGCACTCGGCACAACGTCGTGTGGACCGCTACGCCGCCCAGGCTGCGGCATCGGCAACCGACCTGACCCAGCTGAAAATGTCGGCGGTCAAGATCGCTGGCGGCTTCGGCCCGATCCGCTTCGAGCCGTCGCAGCTGACCTGGCTGAACAAGCCGACCGCCGAGGGTATCGAAGTGGCCTCGCGCAACTTCGCTGAAGCCCTGATGGCTGACCAGCTGAACACCGCGATCGCCGCCCTGGTGGCCGCCATCGGCAATCAGTCCACCGCAACCAACGACGTTTCCGCCACTGCCGGCATCGATTACTCGGCGATCAACGGCGCCCACGCCAAATTCGGCGATTCGTCCGGCCAGATCGTCGCCAACGTGCTGACCGGCTCGGTCTACCACCGCCTGATCGGCCAGAACCTGCTGAATGCCAAGAACCTGTTCGAAGCCCGTAACGTGCAAGTGGTCGACATCCTGGGGCGCGCGATGATCGTGACCGATGCCCCCGCGCTGTACGTCGCTGGCACCCCGAACAAGCAGAAGGTGCTCGGCCTGGTCGAAGGCGCCGCTACCGTGTTCGACGGTTCCGACATCATCAGCAACATCGAGACTTCGAACGGCCAGACCCGTATCGAGACCACGATGCAGGTGGACTACACCTTCGGCCTGGCTCTGAAGGGCTACACCTGGGACGAGGCCAACGGCGGCAAGTCGCCGACCGACGCCGAACTGGCTACCGGCTCGAACTGGGACAAGGTAGCCACCAGCATCAAGGCAACCGCCGGCGTCATCGCCATCGGCGACGAAGCGAAGTAATAGGCTGGCCGGGCCCTTCGGGGCTCGGCCTTTCCTCAAGGAGACGCAATGAGCAAATCCGAACAGATCGTCTACGAACCACACCCGGTTACGCCGGAGCGCAAGGCAGAACTGCGCAAGCAAGGCTTCCGCATCATCGATGCTATCTTCAAGCCGGCTGACGAGCAAACCGAAGAAGCGCCAGCAGCAGAAGTGCATGACGAAGCACCCGCACGCCGCGTCCGCAAGCCGAAAGCCGAATAAGGAACCACCGTGGCCCTGATCACCGAAACCGGCGCCGCCCTGGCTGATGCCGAGAGCTACTGCACGGTCGCCTATGCCGACCAGTACCACGAGCAGCGCGCTAACACCGGCTGGTCTGGGCTGGAGACTCCGCAGAAAGAGGCCTACCTGCGCCGAGCTACCGAGTACATGCTGGGTGTGTACCGCCAGCGCTGGAAAGGTACTCGCGAGACCGCTACGCAGGCGCTGGACTGGCCGCGAGTGGATGTGGAGATCGATACCTATAGCGTCCCTGCCGGCTCCGTCCCGGTCGAAGTTCGGAAGGCTTGCGCAATCCTGGCGCTGAAGGCGATCAAGGGAGAGCTCGACCCCGACCCGACGCAGGCAGTGAAGCGCAAGAAGGTCGATGTGCTCGAAACCGAATACTTCGAACCGACCTCGACCAGGCGGCACAAGGTCGTTGAGGACCTGCTGGAGCCTTTTCTGGGCAGCAATGGCCTGACTATCCGGCTGGTACGAGCATAGGGATGCGTAATGAGTGCCGACATTCCGAGCGACTGGACGTCGGAGCAGAGAGCGCTGTTTAGTCGCCTGCATAAGCTGATGACCGAGAGCCAGTCCGTGTTCATGCATCCTGATGCGGTCCGTCTCAGTGACGAGCATTGGTCGACTGTCGCGCTGAATGCAGCATGGACCGCCGCCGAGATGATCGGCTCGGATGACAAGATCGTATTCCGCGATCGTGAGACCGGCGAGGTGCTGGCCACCGAGCACGAAGGGGAGTTGCAATGAGCTTCGACTACGACGCCACCGCCGCCGATGCTGACGAGCTGCTCGCCGAGTTCGGGCAAGTGTGCGTGCTGGCTTCGATCCCTGATGGCACCTACGACCCAGAGGAAGGCGAAGCTAGCACTTCGAGCACGCCGCATCCAGTCACCGCCGCGATTTTCGCCTACCCGCAGCGATACATCGACGGCACGCTGATCCGGACCGGCGATAAGCGCGCGCTAGTGTCACCAGTCGGCCTGGCGGTCGATCCGAAGCCGGGCGATACGCTGACTGATGCGGCTGGCGTGGTGTTTCAGGTGATCGACGCGAAGGCTACTGCACCAGCTGGTGTCGCGGTGCTGTGGACGCTACAGGTGCGCAAATGAGTGGAGACGTCATGCATATAGTGGCTCAGGTTGCTGGCGTGGTAATTGTGTGGGCAATAATTTGGATGAGGTTTCGTTGATGAGCGGCGGCTGGAGCGTTCCGCTTGCGGATCTGGCGCGCAAGGTGCAGCTAGACCTTGAGACGGTCGCGCGCAAGTCCACACTCGACGTCTTCACCGCAGTAGTGAAGGGCGCACCAGTCGATACCGGACGCCTGCGCGCGAACATGAACGTCAGCTACGGCGCACCCGATATCAGCGTGACGGACAGCACGAACGCCGCGCGTGGCCTGCAGGAAGCGCAGAAGGCCGCGTCGCTGCCTGTTGGCGGCGTGACCTACATCACCAACGCGCTGCCGTATGTGGCCGTCGTCGAATACGGCCGATACCCGAACCCGCCGAAGAACCCGACCGGCAAGACGCAGAACGGCTACTCGATCCAGGCGCCGCAAGGTATGTTCAGGATCGCCGCGATGCGCTATAGCGAATACGTGAAGAAGGCACTGAACCAATGAGAGTAACCCGCATCCCCGGCGACCATCACGATATCGGCGGCCGCGATTACCGCGTCTACCTAAATGAGACCGAGATCAAGGACTGGACTGTCGCCGACGACTTCCGCCGCGTGGTGGAGACAGCTGCCGGTCCGCGCTTCGGCTCGGTACGCATTGTGCTGCAGGCAGTCCAGCCCGTGACGCCATTTGATGATATGGAAGCGGGAACGCACCTGTGCGGCATGCTCGTGGCCGAGTCGAAGCTGGAACCAGCGGCCATCGAGATCGTTGAAGCAGAGCCTGAGTCGGCAAAGCCTGCCGCAGCCGCGAAACCACGACCGACCCGGCGTAAGGCACGCAAATGAGCGACGCACTCGTCCGCGCAGCTTTCGAGACGCGTCTCGCAGCATGGGCGGCTGCGCAAAGCCCGGCGATCCCGGTAGCGTACGAGAACGCCACGTTCACGCCGCCGACTGGCCGCTACGCGCGCTGCTTCCTGATCCCGGCGCCGACCGACTGCGAGACCATGAACGGCGAGCACCGTAGGCGCATGGGCGTGTTTCAGGTGAGCCTGTGCATGCCGATCGGCTCGGGGCCGGCTGCAGCTACCGCGCTAGCCGCGTCGCTTGATGCTGCGTTCTCGATTGCCCTGCCGATGA